TTCATAATGTTTTTGTATAATATGAGAAGGAGTGCTTGTGAAAGTACTCCTTTTGTATATCTATTGTATACCTATACGTTTAGTTATCAGCAACTTATTTATACGGAAAAATAATTATCCGTATAATACCTGACAGGTAGGTATACAATAGATATGTTGTAGTTTTGTTACTATTTTGTTACCGAAAATTTGCGAGTAACAAAAAAAATGCTTATCTTTGCAGCAGATTAATAAATGTAGGCTTATGGGAAGGAAGAAAACAATCGACAAGGAGCCAGTCACTATCAGATTCAAGGAACTTGCCAACGGAAACAAGAGTATCTATCTGGACATCTATATGGACGGAAAGAGAAGTTATGAATTTCTAAAGCTATACCTCATCCCAGAGGTTGGCAGAGAAAGAGCGAAGGTTAGGGAGAAGAATGCTGAGACAATGGCTAGTGCGAATATCATCAAGGCTCAGAGGGTTCTCGACTTGAAGAACCGAAAGGCAGGAGTATTCAGCAGTAACAAGAACATGCGCTTGGTAGAATGGCTAGACATCGTGAAGGTTGCCAAGCAGAAGGCAAGTAGGTCGGATGAATCCAGCAAGACCATTGAGAATGTAAAGAAGCATATCATCAAGTTCTGTGGCGAGTCTACCAAGATGGTTGACATAGACAAGAAGTTTTGCATGAAGTGGATAGAATATCTGAGAACTGCCACCAAGAGAGGTGGACAACCGTTCAGCGAAGTAACCAAGAAGGTGTACCTTACTTGCTTTGGTACGGTTCTGAATCAGGCTGTCCGTGATGGTATCATACAGATGAATCCCCTATCGCTCATAGACCCAAGTTATAAGTTCGGGTCTCCTGAGAGCGAGCGAGTATACCTAGACATTGAGGAGGTGAAGAAACTGGCTGCAACGGAATGCTACAGCCAGCACACCAAGCAAGCATTCATATTCTCATGCTTTTCTGGTCTTCGTATCTCAGACATCAGGAAGCTGAAATGGAGCGATATTGAAGAGGTGAAGAATCCTGACGGAACATCATCCTACCGCCTGACCAAGACGATGGAGAAGACTCAGCGAGTAGTAAGCTATCAGCTATCCAACGAGGCGATGAAATGGTTGCCTGAAAAGACGAAAGATGAACTGGTATTCTATGAACTATGCCAGCAGCCGAACATCAACTATCATATTAAGGTATGGGCGAAGGCAGCAGGAATCAAGAAGAACATATCCTTCCATACCGCTCGGCACACCTTCGCCACCATGATGCTCACGCTTGGAGCCGACATATACACCACCAGCAAGCTACTCGGTCACTCCCGAATATCCACTACTGAGATATATGCTAAGATTGTGGATAAGAAGAAGGATGAGGCGATGGGGCTGATTGATAAGTTCTTCGATAAGAAATAAAAAAATCTCTGTAAGGTAGCCAGCCTTGCAGAGATTAAAAGTTAAACTATGTAATTTGCTTCTGATTCTCAGGAGAAAGCAGTAATTTTGCCTCATAAACTTTTAAATGATTGGCTTATGAAAGAAGACATAAGATATATAAAGATATTATTGAACATCATCATTTTTTTACTGAGTTTTGTATTAATTGGCATAACCACGCTAGGAAATATACTAACGAGATTATTGCCGTAATTACAGAAGACAATTTTACAACTCTAGATTTCCAAACATTATCAGGGTTATACTTAGATTCTCTCCAGAACTTTTCTATCTGAGATTCACCAGACTCAGATAGTTCTATTCTATGGGAGTACTTTGTTGTATAACCCAATTCTTTTACTACGTGAATTGGACTCAGCCATTTTTGATTGCAGCATTCTTTGTCCGCTTCCTCTAAATCAGCAGAGCCTAGATTTGCTTTCTCATTTAATATAGAAAGAATCTTCTCTTCCTTCTTTGTCCGCTCTTTCTTATATTTCAGCAGCACATACAGCTTCTGTTCGTTAGTTATCTTTGCCATTTTACTTTTCAGTTGGGAAAATATTTTTTCCCAGTTGGGAAAATAAAAACATACTACTTCCCAAGAACAACCTTCCATCCAGTCTTTCCGTTCTTTTTCAAACAAAGAAGGACAGACAACAAGACTATTTGGAATAAAACAATACCAGTGTATCTACCAAACGCATACGCTGTTCCACCACCAATAACACCACCGAGGATGATATGGATAATTTCAATACTGAAGAAGGCATAGATACCATACTTCTTCTTCTTCACAACCAATATTATAGCAATGGCAACCAAAACACTAAATACACCGTTCAAAACATCCAAGGCTCCTGTATTAGCATCTAAGCCCATTGTTATACAACCAGTAGCAATACCCATAACTGAGCGAATAATCTGATAAACTGCACATACCCAAAGTACACCTGAGGCAAAGCCATTCAACTCATTACCACCCTTATTGGTTGGATTCTGCTTTTCGTACCACTCTGTAGAGAACTTCTGTCCTTCTACATTCTTTGTTTCATTAACTTTCTGTTCCATAATTTATAATTAAAATATTAACAATATCTATCGAAAGGAACTTCACGATATGAGACTCTAATCATATCAAAGATATAATCTCCAATAAAATCTATATCTTTCCATTCTTCAAGCATCCAGCAATAATGCAAAGCTCTATACCATTTATTTTGCAACATCTTCTTTTCTTTTTTATTAAAAGTCGCTTTCTGAAATAGACTTTTATTTTCTTCAATAAACTTTAGTGAAGCTTTAGCATAATATAAATCATGACACCTCATAGAAAGACTAGCAGAATCTAGCAAGTTAGCGAGAATCCAACTTTTATTTTTCAAAGCCTTTTTATAATCTTCGTTTATTGCACCACATGAATCTCTATATAAATCTCTACATCTATCTCTATCTTCCAAAGATTTATTACTATGATATAACTTATAAATATCCAAATATCCACGCTCCAAATATTTAAAGAACATAGATAACCACCTCATAAAAACCTGCAATCCCATCAATACATAGATGCTTGCAACAGAAAGCACTATTAACAGAAGAATTAATAAAAACACATTCATACATTATACCATTTACGAGATTTCATCTCTTTCATTTTATCACGATATTCATTCACTCTTTTCATGTAGTCTTCCCTACTTTCACCGAAATCCTGCATCGGTCTTTCAGGTGTTTTTATGTTTGCTATAACATCTTCTTTAATTGACTCAAAAGCAATATATGAACCAATAGGATTTACAAGCAACCTAATAGTTTCTAATATAGTTGCTCGACCTAAAGAGAAGTCTTGATAAATTCCTAAGATTACACCAATCACAAGAATAATCATCAAGATTAATGCCGTGACCGCTTTGTGACTTGGAGCAACATAAGCACCACAATAAACAAAACCATATCCTGCAAATCCATTCGCCAATATAGAAACGATTGCACCGACTACATTAATTGTTTCTCCATTAATAGTTATTCCCCACCCAAAGTTCAAATAACCAGCTAACATGGAAAACAAATAACATACATACATTCCTACTATTGAAGCAGGAAAGACTCCAATCCATCTTAATACATTCATATTGCTCACCACATTTTAATTATCCTACATTTGCTTGCCTCATGCCACCGCCCAAGATGGATAGTAGCTGGTCATAGCGTTTCTCTAACTCATCGTACTTCGCCTTCCAGACAGAATCGTCCTGATGAGACTCTTCTATCTTAGGTTCTTCATGATGAGGAGTCTCAGCAACCATATAAGAAGAATCATCTGCATCTTGGTTACTATACATAGTACCTATCCCACGCATCAACCATTCAGCAGACACGTCAGGAAAGGCAGTCAATATCTTCTCTACGATATTGGCAGCTAAAGTTCTATCACCTCTTAACTGAGGATTTAAAGTAGCTTGCGCTACATTAATCTGTTTAGAGAGAGCATTAACGGAAATAGATTTATCCTCCAAAACCAACTTAACTCTCTGATAAATAGTTGTTTCCATACATTTTACATTTATAAATGTTAACTAATTAATCTTAAAGGATTAATCTTTTTCGAGAAAATGCTTGGTAGTTTACTCGGAAAAGAGTACCTTTGCACTCGCAAACAACAAGTTGCTTAATTATTAGAAGCAAAAGTACAATAAAAAATTAAGATATGCAAGCAAAAAAGATAAAAATTATCAAAGTTTCGCCCGAAGGACGTAAAAAACTTGCTGAGCGATATGGCTGCCGAAAGGAAACCATCTACAACGCTCTAGGTTTTAGAAGTCAGAGCAAGCAAGCCGAAGACATCAGGAATGATGCCCTGAGTGAGTTCGGAGGTGTTAAGGCTGATAAGGTCGTGTTCTATTAGGAAGGAGGTGAATATGATTAAGAGATTATTCAGAACATGGCTGAGATGGACTCTTTTTAAAAAACTGAGCAAGTCATGTACCAACTGGGAAGAAGGTTTCATTTGGGTATATAACTTGCCAGTTTGGGAATGGAACATCGGCATATACTGCATTGAGCGTACAGAACGCACGTATTGGCACGATGCGCATTATGATAACATCAAAAGAAAAGTGTCTGTAGAAGAAGCTCAAAAACTTTTAAACTTCTTCCACAAGTAGAAACACAGTAACTTGGTTCAATGGTGTACCATCATTAGTAACGACAGTGCTATTACAAGAGGAGATACTTACAACTCTCCATTCGTTAGCATTTAGTTTGTCAATACGAGAATTAATCTTTTCGTTCAAGTCATCCAAGTTATCTGTATGATAGGTGAACATAATTACTTTTTGCTGTTTCATACGAAATTGAATTAAGTTAAAATAAAAATTTGTCACCTGCAAAGGTACAAAATAAAAACTACAATCGGGTAACGGTAGATATAATAATGTATAAAATGAAAATTTGTCACTTTCTGTTTCATACACTACCGCCCGATTAAAAAAAATGGAGGAATCCTATGAATGAAATCGTTTATAGAGGTGAAAGCAACCAACCTCTAACAAATAGTAAACTGGTTGCCGAGGTCTTTGAGAAACCTCATGATAATGTTCTCAAAGCGATAAGGAAGATACTTCAAGGGGGTATCGTTAAAAATGACGAGACCCCGATGTTTGAGGAAACGACCTACATCAACGAGCAGAACAAACAGAGTTATCCAATGTTCATTATGAACCAAGATGGTTTCACTCTGCTGGCGATGGGATTCAATGGCAAGAAGGCGATGGAGTTCAAACTGAAATACATCGAAGCCTTCAACGCTATGAAGAGACAGATTGAGCAATCCAATCCATCCGTCCCTCAGAACTATCTCGAAGCTCTCAAATCTCTGGTCAAGGCTGAGGAGGAGAAACAGCAGCTAGCTTTGGAAAATAAGAAGCAGCAGGAACAAATCCTCACTATCAGCAAGACGAACATGGAACTCGGCAACAAGATTACCGAAATGCTGCCTAAGGTTAGCTACTACGACAAAATCTTGCAGAGCAATGCCACCATGACCGTCACACAGATAGCACAAGACTACGGAATGAGTGCCATGAGGTTAAACAAGGAGTTGGAGTCTATGAGAATCCAACACAAGGTAAGAGGTCAATGGATATTGTTTGCGCAATTCCTCGAAGGTGGATATGTTCACAGCAGAGCAGTAGAAATCGTAAGGAGTGATGGTCGGCACGATGTGAAGTACAACACCGAGTGGACAACGAAAGGAAGAATCTTCCTTTATGAATCACTCAAAGCGAAGGGCATTCTCCCCTTGATAGAGCAGGAGAACACTCCCAGCGATAAGGTAGTATTAAACTAATAATAAAGAAGGAGGTGAATATGAAACTTACTCTAAAGGGAAGTGCTATCAAAAAGGTACATCAAGACAACTCTATTGATTTACTCTGCAATGAGGAGCAGTTGTATGAATGTCTTGACAATGTACGTATAGGACTTATTGCAAAATATCTATTTATGAGATTGAACAATGGAAATGCGTATAAAGGTAAGACTTAAAGATGATAGTCTTGAGGTTTCCTGCTCAAAGAACGGAAAGAGAGTAGATATGACTATACCATCAAATATTTCTAACATAGCAGGAGTACTTGCGGAAGCGAGTACAAAAATGATAAAGTACAACAATCAAAGAAGGAGGTAACATGATAGACCCAGAGATTAAGGAGCAGCTAGACCGCATAGAGCAGTATTCGCTCATAGCTGCAAAGAATGTGCTCAACATTAATGAAGCTGCAATCATTCTTGGCATGACGGTTAGAGGAGTGAGAGAGAACGTCAGGAACCGCATCATTCCTTGCTATAAACCAAACATCAACCGACTCTACTTCAAGAAGAGCGAGTTGGAAGAGTGGATGACTCAGAATCGTAGAAAGAGCATGGCAGAGTTGAAATCAGAGGCAGCAGCCTATTGTTTTACCCATTAAACAGATAAACTTATGATAGCAGATGTAATGTTGGTAGCCAGCGTAATAGTTTTCGCTGTTGCCGTTAAGGAAATCCACTCCTACTTCAAGGAAGTAGGCAAGTAAGATATATGGAGATTGAACCTCACAAGAATAGTTAAGTATTAAGTTATTAATGTGTTAAGTCTTATAATATTTCAGTCATTGAAAACAGCAGAGGTTTTTTGGAGTTTGCTACTCCCAGTCTCCACTATAACTTTGTCGTTATAATTTTACATGTTTTAAGTTTTTTACCCAGCGCAAGTAGCTCAGTTGGTCAGAGCAAGAAGGTTCACCCACCTTCAAGTGTCGTTGGTTCGAGTCCAACCTTGCGCCCAATTTAGCCCGATTCCAAGGCTTTGTATCGGATAGGATAAACCTTCCTAGAGAGGTACACGTACCCAAAAGGAGCATCATTAACCACAGATGGTGCTTAGACGTGGAAGTGGCAAGCGAGTACATACACATGATAGGTGGAATTTGGAAAAACTTGGAGTTCACTTGTGAAGAAGCAGACCTGATGCCGTGACCCTTATATAAAAGGTAGCATCTAAAGGTAGGAGCGCACAACTACAAATCGGTTCTAATGCAGCCAGCACGCTTTCTTTTTTCTATTCGGTTTAATAGTTATAATTGGTTATTTTATAGAAATCAGATATATCACAATATGTGCGATTACTAGTACTGGGAGTCCTAAGCCTCCATAAATGCAGAAGGGAACCAAGGAGCGATTCAGCATCCGGCAAGATTGTATAGATGTCGCTCCACGGAGGTGGCTGTTTTATCATTACATTTAGCAGCCCCTCCTTTTCTAAAGGAAATTGCAAATATTGACATATTAGTAAATTTCATACAGATTACATTTGCGATGCGGTAGCGACCGCTCAGGTTAAACTAAAATAAAAAACTCTCTTCCCCACCATTCGTGAGAATCGTGGGGCTTTTAATTTGAACATTTAAACCATACAATATGAGATATAAAGCAAATAGTTGTCACGATTGTCTCTTCTCGACCATGTGTGACAACCCGAATAAGAACCCAGATGGTGGCTACAAATGCAGCCGCTATGAATGGAAATATCAATAACAACTTAATACATAAAAGATATGAAAGAACTTATCGCAATTCAGTCAGAACTGAAAGCCCCGAAGAGTCAGTTCAACAAATTCGGTGGCTACAAGTATCGCAAGGCTGAGGACATCTTAGAAGCTGTCAAGCCTTTGCTAAACAAGCAGAAATGCACGCTAACCATTACAGATGATATTGTGATGGTAGGCAACCGCATTTATGTTAAGGCTACCGCCACTATCAAGAACGAGAAGGGCGAGTGCGAAACAACAACTGGTTGGGCTAGAGAAGAGGAAACCAAAAAGGGAATGGATGGCAGTCAGATTACTGGAGCATCATCCTCTTACGCTCGAAAGTATGCTCTCAACGGTCTCTTTGCCATTGATGATAATGCTGATTCTGATACCACCAACGATGGGCAGCATCAGGAAGCGCAGCAGCAAACACAGACTCAGCAGCCAAACACCCAGCAGCCAGCATCCTCTCAGTACCACCCGAGCGACCTGAACGAAGGATTGGGTTATCTGAGCAGATGCGTTAGTAAGGACAATCTGTTGTGGGTAATTCAGCATTACCAGCCGCTCTGCTCTAACGCTCAGTTCATGCAAGCAGTATCAGCCAAGAAGAAACAATTAGGTATACAATAATATGACAGCAGCAACAAAGAAAATCACTCTGAATGTGCCAAAGATTACATTCATTGAGGAGTCTCATCAGTACTTCCTCGGCGAGAAGGAACTGAAAGGAGTAACGGGAACGCTCATCAAGAAAGCCTTCCCCGACACCTATAAGAATATTCCTGAATCGGTATTGATGAAGGCAGCAGAGCGAGGAGGTCTTATCCATAACACCTTTGAAACCTTCTGTTCTATCTTCGATGCAGACATCAAGCAGTACCCGAACCCTACAGAAGAGCTTCAAGCCTTCCATAGTATGTTAGTCGCATACGATTTACACTATGTAGCATCCGAGTATCTTGTTACAGATGGCGAGAACTTCGCATCTGCCATTGATGGAATCTTTGCCGATAAAGAAGGCAACATCTATCTGGTAGATTACAAGACCACCGCCACCCTCCACTACGACAATGTATCGCTCCAGCTATCCATCTATGCCAAATGGTTCGAGGAGCAGAATCCTGACTTGAAGGTGAAGGAGATTGTTTGTATGTGGTTCAAGAACGGACAGAGCAAGTTCCAGCCGCTACCTAGGGTAGCAGATTATCAGATTGACGATTTAATCAACGCTTATCTCGCTGATGATACAGACTATCAGTATAAGGTGGAAGTTCCTGAGCAGTTCTCAGCACTAGAGCAGGAGTACAGATTGATAACCGCTCGTATGGATGCCCTGAAAATCAAGCAGGATGATTTGAAGGAGCAGATGATGAAGATGATGGAAGCCAACAAGCAGAAATCCATCAAGACCAACATCGGTTCTTACTCTTATGTGGCAGCTACCACCAAGAAAACCTTCGACACGAAGCTGTTCAAAGACACGGAGCCAGAACACTACGAGTACTATCTGAAAGAAACGACCACCAAGCCGTCAATAAGAATCAAACTTAATTAACATGAACGAGATTTGGAAAGATATAGATGGTTACGATGGTATATACCAAGTTAGTAGCCTAGGAAGAATCAGGTCAAAGTGGTCTGGTTCACACTCGGCATTAGGAAACAAATACAAAATACTCAAAGGTTCTATAAGTAGAAACGGATATATAACTATAAGTTTATGCAAAGATGGTAAAGCTGTCAAAAAGACTTTACACAGATTAGTTGCTTGTGCCTTTTTACCAAAATTAAAAGACAAGAATTTTATAGACCATATTGATTGTTGTAGAACAAACAATAATATCAACAATCTCAGATGGGTAAGTCAAAAAGAGAACAACAACAATCCTATAACTTTGCATCGAATTACTCTAGCAAATAGAGGAAGAGCAAAAAGAGGTTCCGAAAATCCAAATGCCACTAAAGTTTACCAATACAGCTTAGATAAACAATTAATTACCTCATTTGGTAGTATTATTGAAGCATCAAAAGAAACGAATGTAAGTTACAAGAAAATAATACACAATATTTTAGGTGAACAAAAGACAGCAGGTGGATATATCTTTAGTAAAACTTTAATTTAAATAATTATGAATATATCATTTACAGGAAGAATTATTGCCCAAGGACAAATCCAGACGGGAACTAGTCAAAATGGAACACAATGGAGCAGTTGTGAATACACTATCGAAGAGTTGAACGAGCAGTACCCTTCAAGAGCCGTTATCCAAGTTTATGGTTCAGACAAGATTCAGCAGTTCGGCATTCAGTTAGGAGAAATCATCACCGCCCACATCGGATTGAAGGCACGCCAGTCTAAGGAAGGACGTTGGTTCAATCAGTTGGATTGTTGGAAGGTGGAGCGACCAAATGACCAGCCGCAAGGTCAGGTTGTCCAGAGTCAGGTTGGCGCAGCACCTCAGCCAGTTGGTGGGTATTACCAACCACAGCAACAGCCAATACCTCTGAGCCAGCCACAGCAGTTTCCCCCTCAGGGAAATGCAAGCGGTCAACCTATTCAGCAGAACGCTCAATATGCAGGTGGTCAGCAGCAGGGTCTTCCCTTCCCTGCCCCAAATCAATAATATATAAGGTATGGAAATCCATCTAGTAAGAACCTCCACTGGTCTTCGCCCCTACACGGATGATGATTACGAGGAAATGAAAAAGATAAAGGTTGGTTCCATCGTCAAGGCAAACATAGTTCGACCAAGGAACATCAAGTTTCATCGCAAGTTCTTCTCCCTTATCAGAGCAGCATGGGATTGTCTAACCGAGCAGCAGCGCACAAACCTACGTTCTATAGACACTTTCCGTGAGCAACTGATAATAACATCAGGATTCAGCGAACCGCTTTACGACCTCAACGGACAGAAGTTCTTGGAGAGAGCCAAGTCTATCTCATTCGCCAAGATGGATGAGCCATCCTTTAATGAAGTATATAGTAGAGTCTTAGACACCATCCTCACGATACTCTATGCAGATGGTGTTACAGGAGACGAATTTAATAAAATTTTACAAAATTATAGTTGATATGACACGTAGAAACGAAAAGCGCAACAACAGACGCAATAGCCGTCAGCGCAACAACAACCCAGAGTTACCACCATTTGCACAGATGCTTTTCGGAGCAATCGTTGGCAAAGGTGTAGACATGATTGCCAAGAAGATGGCAGAGATTGCCGAGGAAGAGACTCCTGATATTCATGCAGAAGGCATCAGTAATCAGGACGTTACCAACATCAATAACGGAAAGGCAACCTTATCTAAGTTGCGCATTCCTGCTGATGGTTCGGCAGTAGAGTACCCAATCCCAGATAACCTCCAGTTCTTCTTCGCTGAGGATGGTAAGTTGATGGTTCGTCAGAAGATTGAAGGAGACGAGAATCCTACTGATGCAGGGGAAGGAAAGCCTATCACTTATGATGATATTTGCAAGGAGTTGTTCTTGGACAAGAAAACATACTGGCTTGGTAATAAGAAAAGCAACTATCTATATTCAGATGAATATAACTATAACGACCTTAACAACTGCACTAGCATGGCTCAGGCAAAACATGTAGCTGCTTTCATCAAGTTGCAGAACATCGCCAAGTATCTTAATAAGGGATGGAAGCCTAAGTTCGACAACAAGACCCAAAACTGGCAAATTAATTACTATAATGGAGAATACTTGCCTAAGTACATTTCTTTATTTGACGATGCCGTTGTTTGCTTTTCATCAAAGAAAGCAGCACTCGAAGCCATCCGCATCATGGGAAAAGAATCTCTCTACGACCTTTTCAACAAAGATTGGTAATGGCAAGCTACGCTGAAATCAAAGCTAAGCTACAGCAGGAAGGCAAGAAGATACGCAAGCGTTCATCCTACGATGAGCACAATTTGCAAGCCGCAGAGGTCAGGTATATCCGTGGGGTATATCCTGACCTTGAAGGAGTCTTCTTTGCCGTTCCCAATGGTGGCAAGCGAACCTCCCGACAAGCCGCATGGCTTAAAGAAGAAGGCATGAAGGCAGGAGTATCTGATATGCTGCTTCTGAAGCGCACCTCACAGTACGGTTTCCTATGCATAGAAAACAAAACACCGAAAGGTAGGCAGGAACCCGAACAGAAGGTATTCCAGCATGAAGTAGAACGACATGGTGGCAAGTACATCATCGTCCGCTCTATAGATGAATTTATCCAAGCAATCGACAATTATTTAAATGGTGAACTATGACAGATGAAATCAAACAAGCCATCCAGCTTCTAGAAGAGAATGGCTACAAGGTTACCGCTCCACCCAAGGAAGTTAAAGACGAATATACCTTTGAGCGAGCATGGAACCTCTACGAAAAGAAGGTAGGCTGCAAGGCTAAACTGGAAAAGAAGTGGAACTCTATGAGCCTGAAAGACCGCAAGGCTGCTATAGAGTATATTCCATTATATGTGATTGCAACCGAGGATAAAAAATATCGCAAGAACTTCCAAACCTTCCTTAACCAGCGAGGATGGGAAGACGAACTCATCGGAGCAACACCACCTCCAGAAGCCGTTAACGAGAACCCTTCCGAAATCAGCCAACTTATCGCAAAGACGAAGGCTGAACAGAACGTAACAAATGCGGATAAGGACAACGTTTTCAAGACACGCATCATAGGTATGATAGAGCTTCTGCAAAAGAATCCTCATAGCCTATGCCGAAAGCAGTTGGAGATATATCGTGATAACGGAACCTTGGAACGCTTGGGCATCCAATGGAATCCATAAACCACAAATCTGTTTACCAAAATGATAGCAATCAGTAAGTACAACAAGCAGCATCCTCTCAGAGTCTTTGAGGCATTCGCTGGCTATGGCAGTCAGAGCCTAGCCTTCAAGTACCTCAAAGATAAGCATCCTGAGTTCGATTTCAAGGTAGTGGGCTACTCAGAGATAGAACCATCAGCCATCCAAGCCTACGGACTCCTGCACGGAAGAGATATTCCAAACTTTGGAGACGTGACAAGGATAGAATGGAATCAGGTTCCAGACTTCGACTTCATATCATGGTCTTCTCCCTGCCAAGACTTCTCCAATGCAGGACTTCGCCAAGGAGCAGAGGAAGGCAGTGGTACACGTTCTTCCCTTATCTTTCAGGAGAAAAGAATGCTGGCAGTCAAGAAACCAAAGTACGTTATGCTAGAGAACGTGAAAGGTCTACTCACAGATAAGATGAGGAAGTACTTCTTCCAGTACATCAGAGACCTCGACTCTTTCGGTTACACCTCCTTCTACAAGGTACTGGACGCAAAAGATTATGGTGTACCTCAACATCGTGAACGTATCTTCGTTATCTCCATACTCAGAACAGAGGACGAGCCGAACCCAGAGTATCACTTCCCTTCGCCTATCAAGTTAGAGACAACGGTTGAAGACATCTTGGAAGACAACGTATCTCCCGAATATTTCCTATCCCAGCCCCTTCTCGAAAAGTATCTCACCAAAGCAGACATCAATGAATCAATCGAAAAACTATACCCCGAAGATAGCAATACCGAAAACTGCTGATGGATGCTCACCAACCATCACATCATCATTTGGTTCAGGAATCAGCATAGCCAATCTTCTTGGTGTTGACCATTTCCCTAGGGGGGTGTTGATAATCAAAAAGTTACAAGCAGAAAACTCCTCATCAACTCAGACGTAGATGGTTTAAGTAGAACCATCCGAAGCAGCTATTACAAAACAAGTTTAGCCAACTATCTTGCACCAACTGGAAGTTGTGCCAACGCAATTTTAATCATCAAGAAATTATAATGTGCGACAAAATTATAAAGCTAGCAAACCTCCAAATCAAAGGCAGGATAGAGCAGCAGACCAGAGTCTACTCCACCAAGGGAATCTCCCCTACTCTCAATTCTGCTATGGGTCACGGAGATAATTGCATTCCACTATTCTTAATCGTCAAAGAGATATGACATTCGTAACCATAATGAACAAAGAAATCATTCACACCGCACCAAACGGAAAGAAATACTCCATCCAAATCAGAAAGTACACTCCAAGAGATTGTTTCCGACTGATGGGAGTACACGAAGCTGACATAGACAAACTCCTGAGCAAGGAGAAGACTGGTCAACTCATCATCTGCAAGAGCAAACTTTATGCCCTAGCAGGAAATTCAATAGTAACCAACTGCCTGACCGCCATGTTCGAGGAACTAATATTCCCATCAGGAAATCACTACCACGACAAGACTGGTCAGCTATCACTCTTCTAGCTTATGGATATTTTTGGATATATCAAGATAGGCAAGCGTATCAGCAAAGCGCACAAAGCCATGTTCACCCACAAGACCATGGTAATATGGTACAAAGGCAACCCAATCATCGGAACAATGCACGATGGCTTGTGGTATCAGAAAGACTTGAACGGAATGTTGGAACAATTAATGTTCCAGTCCAAAGTCACACACGTCTCATTTTTACCTTCGCCAAATGAAGACAGAGAAAGAAAAAATCCTAGCCATCATCGCTGAGATTCAGGCAGAGCGTGAAGCTGCCCACATCGTGCCGCCCCACGTCCTCACAGCCGAAATCATCAACCGAGGATTCCATAAACCTTATCAAGCCCTCAACGAATTATGTGAGGAAGGCAAGATAAACTGGTGCCGCACCCTCAACGATATGGCATTCACTATCAGAAAATAATAAATCAAAACAATATGAAAATTATAACGCATAAAGAATTGGCATCCTTAGCAGAAGATGCTTTTAAGAATGCCGACAAGCATGGTTTCTATACTGAGAGCACAGAAATAGAAACCGCATTAATGCTCATCATCACGGAAATGGCAGAAGCTGTTCAGGCAGACCGCCACAATCGCCACGGAAGTATCGAAGACTATGAGAGCGAGATTCAGATGGGCAGAGATATTCCTACCGCCTACAAGAACGCTCTTGAAGGAACGGTTGAATCCGAGTTCGCTGATATTGCCATTCGTATCTTATCACTCTTAGGATGGATGAACAGCAAAAGCCCTATTAAAATAAATAGCAATTCTGTTCTTGCTGATGAATATGAAATTGGCAGGATTCAATACACGATTCAAAACAAGATTCATAGGAGCAATATCGCAGCCGACCTATATCGGTTAAATGGAAAGTTTAGTTCGTTTGTTGATAATGAATCATCCTATTGGTTCGTATCAAAAAATCTACAGAACATTCTTATGCGGACTTTCGCAATCGCCCACAATCACAATATCGACCTGATGGAGTACATCAAGTTGAAAATGCAGTATAACGAATCTCGTCCGTATCTACACGGATGCTTATATTAGGAGGACAAAATTATGTTTGGAATAGAACAGATTTCAAGAAGGTGCTTAATGACTTTTAGTGATGGCAGCAAGCTACAAGTTACCATCTACATTCCAAAGCCCACCAAACCCATCTTCCCTGAGCAGATGGAACGTCAGTTCATTGAGAATTTTAATAAATCGCAGCCTCTTGCAGTAAACAAGGTTGTTAAGTGTCACATCATGAGAAATTAAAGAGTATGGAAGATTTACCTATAGGCTCAGAAATAACCTTAAAGGTGGTAGAGACCGAGAAACCTGATTGTACTGGTTGTTTCTTTGATGAGATTATAAGCTGTATCAATATAGACATGTGCAATCGAATCAAGTGCGCATCAAATGAGCGAAAAGACGGAAAGAATGTTCAATTCAAAAGAGTGAAATAATCATGATAGACGATAAGAAAATAGAAGAAACTGCTAATAAGCATATTGAGACAGAGTATGCTAGATACAATAGTGGCGAGGTTGAGGAAGAAATGATTTGTCTTAGGGGCAAAGATAGCTTCAAAGAAGGTGCTAAGTGGGCTATCAATGAGTTCTTGAAGGACTTGTGGCATCAAACAAATAAAGAGCCAGAAGGATATGATGAATGGATATTGCTGCACTATAGTGTAGGTAACTATTATTCATTAGCCCAAGTCAAAGAATTCAAGTCTTGGAAAGGATTTGTTGAGAAAATGCCTATAGACGGGTGGCTCTATATTGATGATTTATTCGCATAGGAAGGAGGCAACCATGATTAAGCCAGTTGCTATGTACTCTGTCGTTTGTGACAGATGTGGAAAATCCTTCATCGATGAGTTTAATGGCTGTGAACGCCCTTATTCACGATGAGGTAGATTTAAGTCAGTCTTTACATCAAAGAAAATAGTGTTTAACCGCCTTCGGGCATTAATAAATAGAAGTATGCTTTGGAAAGTAAAATATTCAAATATACTTGATGAAGAAAAGTTTATCTACTACCCTTACCTTGATGATATGGGGCATGTTACTGACCCTTATCTGCTTTGGTATAATGAATTTAAAGCAGCAGGTAAGGATGTAGATACATATTTAGGCGCAGAAATTAGTGAGTAACTAACCATCCTGCAAAGGATATAAATATAAGTAATATGAAAAGATTATTTTGGCAGCCTTAGTCGTTGCAAGTTTGTTCGCTTCTTGCTCTAGCGAGAAGACTTTTAAAAAGAAAGATGGTTCTACGATTACAGCAAAACCTTATGGCTGGGCTAGTAAAGAAAACAAAGTAGAAGGTGTTAACTACGAGTTGAATGCTCCAGATGTTATAGCATCTATCATCTTCGCCCCATCTGTTATCGCTCCAGTTATACTGACATCTTACGATGTATGGGAGCCAGTATCATATACTGAGCCATCTAAGTAACTAACCACCCTCTCCTGCAACAGGGAGAGGGTAAAAAGAAGAGAATATGGACTTAGTAATTACAATATTAGGTTGGATTACATTAGGCGTTATATCTGCTTATCTGTTAGCAATAGTATGTAAAATAATCTTTGATGCTGCAACCGCTGATTATAAGTTATACAAGCATGTAAGATTGTGTCGCAAGAGATTGCTACGAAAGCGATATGAAGATTATGCTTGGCTATTATTCCAGTTAGAGAAAGATACGGAAGTTTTCAATCTTACTCATAACACAAGAGATTGGACTTTTGAAGATTGGAGAGAATTTTATCTTAAAAAAGCAAAGGAGGATAAGAAATGAACAAAGAAAAAATAAAATCAGCTATTGAAAAGACTATTAGTTATATGAATGGTAACTATTATTCAAAATTTGAAGAAAAAATGATTGTTGGTTACCTGAAAGGAGCACTTAAAGAGTTGGAGGACTAAATTATGGACAGAAATCAAGCTAAAGAATTTTATCCTTTCTTGCAAGCTTTTGCAGAAGGAAGAGTGATTGAGTGTAGGACAAAACCGAGTGCCGTAAAAGGCACAAGTGTTCCGAATGATTGGACGGAAATAAAGGAAATAGGGTACTGGGATAATATAGAATACCGTGTTAAGCCAGAACCAAAGTACCGTCCATTCAAGGATGCAGAAGAGTGCTGGCAAG